CCTTGTGTGTCAATTTTGTCCATTATTCTTCTTCTGAAATTAAATGTTACCCAACAGGGCTTGCATAAAGAGTTTTCGTATTTGCCCTCGGTAGGGACATAGCATCCAAGTTGAGGACATTGATTCGCTGGAATCATGCTACCACACCTAGAGCATTTTGTCTCCCACATCTTCATAATGTTCTCTCTAACCTATTTGTTGCTTGATCTGGGAAGTCCCTAGGACGACTATCAGCAGCATTATCAGTCTTAGGAGAGCCTTCATTTGCCTTCATAGTATGCTGATAGTTTGCTCTCGGATATCTGATACAGAATGGATCAGGCATCCAATAAGTAACTTGCCATTCTTGTTCAGGACACAATTCAAGATGTTTCTCTACTGTATGAGAGAAAATCCCAATTTGAATATACCCATCATGACTGACACATCTACCATTACCAATGTCAACCAGGAATAGCATCTTACTACTCATAGCACTTTTTGCTCTGGGTTGAGGTTTTTTACGAATTGCACAGGATCCTTTTCTGACTTATGAACCCAATGATAGCGCATCATCTCAAAAATAGGGTCCCATGTCGGGATACAGACATAATCAGTCACGTTGTCTCCAATCTTCACTGCGGTCCTGTCGAAACCAGTCTTTGATGTCATCAGCACTATCGAATCCCGTTTTATGATTGGATGGGTCGGGATCACCTAATCCCATCCTATTCAGAAAATCGTCAGTACTACCTTCCTCAATCTTATATGTGATTTGACGACGTGCCATTTTCAACATCTCATTAGCAGTGGTATTGGCCTTTGCTAATTTATTTGCCCAGATCATGTCATCTAGTTTTACCTCTTCACCATTGGCAATACATTTACAGATAAATTCTAAGCGCAGTCTGTACTGTGTAGAAAGCATAAATCTAAGTCACATCTTAATTATTTAGACTATTCTACTAAAACCTTTTACCTTGTCAAATCTAATGACTTGTTCAAATTTATCATACAAACCTTCTTTATGAGAGATTACAAAAATGTTTGCATCCTTGATGACATATCGAATAATTTTTAGGAATTCTTCAGTACCAAATCCGTCTAGAGAACTATCAAATACTTCATCCATAATAAGGAGATTCGTATTTACAGAGTTTCTAGCTCTAGCAATTTCTCGCCAAGTGAAGAGAAGTGCAAGGTCAATACGCATCTTCTCACCTTCACTAAAAGAAGAGTAAGTAAACTTATCGTGGATTGGTGACTGCACCGTTTCATTAAACTCTTCATCAAGTTGGAAATTGATGTAGAAATCCATCATCCTCAAATAACGATTTACTTGCTGATTAATAAGAGGCAAATACTTTTTTATAATCTGTCTCTTAACACCACCGTCTTTGAGAAGTGAAAACGCAAAATCATAATAACTTAACGATTCTTTATGCTCACTAAGATCAATATAGAGATTATCTAAATCTGTTTGAAAAGAAACTAACTTGTCATTTTCAGTATTTCGGTTTTCAAACTGATTGGTAATTGTTTGAATTTCACATTCAAGTTGGCTGACTTGTCTCTGAAATCCAGATATCGTTGAATTATTTGTAGATATCTCATTATTGAGGTTAATGATCTCCTTACTAATTTTTTTAAATTGATGCTCTCGTTTTTCCTCTTCTTTGATTGCTTTCTCCAGTTCTTTGTAACCAGATTGCAATTCTTTTGCTTTGGATTGAGCATCCTCAATTCTATTTAACCGAAACTCTTCTTCTATATCCTGTTCACAAGTTGGGCAAACCGTATGTTGAGTAAAGAATTTATGTTCTTTTGTAATTGTAGATACCTTATTAGAAATTTTACCTTTAAGATTTCCCAACTTACGTAGTTTATCTGAAGCTCCATCAAACCCCGTAATTGCAGTTTGAAGACCATTTGCATCATCAATTAGATCCAGATTCTTTTTAGTATATTGACCAACCTCTTCCATGATTGAATCAATACTTTCTTTCTTCTTACTAATATTTTCCTTTCCTCTATTTTCCAGTTCGTCAATAAAATCTTTTTGCATCTTGATCTTATCAATCATTGCATCTTTTTTGATTTCAAAAATTTTTGTCTTCTCCCTAAAGACTTTTATCTTCTCTTTAATAAGTCCATTCATTGCAGAGAAAATTTTAATATCTAGAAGATCTTCAATGACCTCTCTACGATGTCCACTAGACAACTGCATGAATGGCACAAAAGTGCTACTTCCCAGGATTACAACCTGAGTGAATGATTTATGATTCAGTTTTAAAATATTATCTTCTAAAATTTTCTGGTTTGCTCTATCATCTGCTTCTTTATGCAGAGTCTTACCATCAACTTCAATATCAAAGACATTTGGTTTCATTCCACGCCGAATGAAATATTCTTTTTTACCAACGCTAAAGCTTACCTCAACTAAACAATTCTTTTCATTGACAGTATTAACAAGTTGTGGTTTATTAATTTTCCTGAATGGTTTATTAAATAATGCAAAAGTTAAAGCATCGAGAAGAGTTGACTTTCCAGAACCATTTGATCCAATAATTATCGTATTATTAGAATCCGTGAAGTCAATATTTGTCCATTGATCGCCAGTTGAGAGAAAATTCTTCCAACGAATATTTTTAAAAAGAATCATTATGTTACGGGTGGGATTACGAAATCATCTGAACTAATAATAGTATAACCAATGTTGTTTGTTACACAAGTTTTTATGGCTAGTTCTGGATCAATTTGTACAGTTTCTATGTGTTCGGCATCTTGATCATGCAGCATCATAGCATATCTTTCAGCATCATCTTCATCCTCAAACAGAAACAAAACCTTTTCTCTACGTTTATTGAAGACAGCATATGCTCCTTCTTTACCTTTGGTTTTTCTGAGGAGCATGTACATTAATCAACCTCGCAAGCAGACGTATAGACTTTTTCTAAAATTGATTTTAGTTTTGACACATTTAGACTACATTCAGATTCATCAATATATCTATTCAAAATGGAAAGTGTGTTTTCCGTATCATCGTCTGTATAGTCTTCACTCTGATAGAACCCATTAAAATCGAAGTTTTCTACAATCTTAAGATCATTTACTCCAGAGTTATAAAGTTTATCAATAAACTGATCAAATTGTCTGTGGTTTGTTTTTTTGTTGACAATAACCTTTACAATTTTATCTTCATAGATGTCAGATTTAAATGTCTGATGAGGAGTATCTGAATATGGAATTATATAGAAAAGTCTATGTGGGTTATTGACTGGACTATGTTCTAGAGTTTCAGTATCAAAGATGTGAAATCCTCTAGTCTCCTCAACATCATGCCAATAGATTTCATATGGATTGCCAAGATAGTAAATATTATCTTGAAAGTTTCTGTGATGATAATGGCCAGAGAAGACTTTTTCAAACTTTGAATATTTTATTTTATCTTCTCCATGATCACAAATATATGTTTTGTTAGCATAGAATCCTCTCATTTCAAGATGCCCAAAAGCAATCTTCGCATTTGTTCTATGCATGAGATCCATAGTTTGAGCACGATTCTCATCATTTATCCATGGGATAAAAAATGCTTTTAACTTGTCAAGTTTAATTTCCGTGGGACTTCCATAAACAACAACGTTATCATACTCTCGTAATAGAAGATCAACAGAGTTAATGTCGTTAGTATCCTTGTAATACGCTGTATGATTTCCAACAATTGTATGTACAGTGATCCCCATATCACGGAGACGATCATAATAGTTCGTTTTAGCCCAATCAAGAGACCAAAAATCAATCCCCTTACGAGTATCGAAAGTGTCACCCATATCGATAACAGTATCGATTCCTTCTTTTTTGAGGGTTGGGAAGAAGATGTCATCGTAGAATTTTTTGAAGTAGTCATGAAGATTTTTGTTTCCCTTTCTAGCTCCAAAGTGCTGGTCAGTTATGATCGCAATTTTCAAAGTTTAACTCCCATAACAGCAGAATTCACAACACGAACACTACCTTCTGGCCACCCTTCTTGCTCACACTTTAGGTGCCATCTTGTCATTATAATAACATTATCTTTATGCATACCTGTTAGCATCTTTCTGCCTTCTTTGGTTTCTGATGACCACATACCGTATCTGGTTTCCCATACACGAAAACAATCATCAATCCATTCGTAGTTGTTTTCTTCTCGACGTTGTGCTTCATCCAGCATTTCTTCGTGAGTCATCGGTTCATTTTTGTCTGAATGTTTTCCTTAATCGTATTATAGTCTGAACTGTCCCTAGAAAGCAAGCTGTTGTCAACCGCCATTACTTCTGAGAATCCAGATTTTTCAATGATGCGATTCTTGATCTCTAGTTGCTTTTTCTCTTTTTGAATTTTCCGAAGAAATGCAAAGTGAATAATCTGAGTAAAATATGCAAATGGGTTTCTTGACTTTTCTGGATCAAAGTTTCTAACATATTGAACACAATTCTCAATACCATCAGAGATCATGTCCTCTTTAAACATATAGTTAACAAAGTTTGGTTTATGTGCCAGATGGTCACCAATCTTTTTAAAGCAAGTTCCAAGGTATTCATGAGTTTTCCTAAAGTCCCTTGATTCTATCAAGAGATCTTTTTTTGTTTTTCCTTGTTCCTCAGCCTGGGCGAGATATTCTCTGTACTTGATAATGTACTCAAGAAACTCTTTGTTATTCACATAGTGCTCAGATTTCTTACGTGGCATTATTGTTACTCTTTTAATGTTTAAATTATAACATAGAAACAAAGGCTTGACAACTAGTGAAATATTCTGTAGACTCTGGCTTGTCAAGGGTAAAGAGAAATAATATAGCTCTAAGAGTCTTTATTATCTAAATCTTTAGAGTCTATTTTATAGATCTTTTCTAAGTTTCTTTTTGTTTCTTGAACAGATCCTAAAAATCCCATCTTTCTACTGACATCCTTAGTAGATTTGGTTTCATCTAGTTCGTCTTCATCTGTGTAGTCTTCTCTTGATTCAAGAAAATCCTTATAGAAAGAAATCATTTCTTTATCAAAAAGTTCTGTCATTGTAATAACTTTTGATAGTCGTACAAAGTAAACACTTTCAGTAGAGGTTTTTAGCCAGGGTTCTACTCTTACATTTGTATGAATACCTTTTTGATCAAAAGAAACTGTAATTGGATCTTGTATGATTAAAAATGGATCATCTGGATTAGAGTCGTCAACCATCATTATACAGATAATTTCCTCACCAGATACCAGTTTTATACTCGCATAAAATTCGTCTTCCATTATTGGTTTAGTGCAACTTTAATAATTTCATAGTTAAAATTTTCTTCTCGATAAATTTTCAGTCTTTCAACAAGATGATTCAAAGTATAATTACGTTTCTTGTTAAAGGTGATATCATCAGCAATATCAAAAAGTGTAGCTTTCAGTTTCTTCTCACTCTTTCTGAGGACTCGACCAATACTTTGGAGGTTTCTAACTCTTGATTTGGACGGTGAGGCAAAAATAACATTGTGAAGATTACGAATGTTGATGCCAGTAGAAAAAGTTCCATAAGATGCGACGATGATAGCGTTTTCTTCTTTCTCAGTTATTTTTCTAACTTCCTCTCGGTCTCCAGTCTCTGTTCCCCCATATACAAAGAATACTTTCCTATTACTCTTCACAGAATTATTTATCAGTTCATATAAAGGTTCTCCATGAGTTTCCACTCTTGTAAATAAAACCAATGTGTTTCCATTTTGAACTACAGTTAAATTCTTAATAAAATTATTCCTTTGTGGGTTCTCACATAGATAACGAATTTCCTCCTGATAGCTATCAAAAATTCTTGGTTTATGTTGTAAGGTGATCACCTTCACATCAAGATCTGTTAAGTGATTATTCTTGATCAGTTCTTTTGTTTTGATTGTTGAATATGAAGGGCCAAATAATCCTTCAAGAATCCATTTGTGAGTTTGACTACCGTCAAGCGTACCTGTAAATCCAAACCTATATTTTGCATCAGCAAGTTTAGTCATGATGCTGACTAGAGATTTAGATTTAAACAGATGAGCTTCATCACCAACTACAACTTCAAATCTCTCAAAGTATTTTCTTTCCAATTTGTAGATAGATTGCCAAGTAGTAATAATAACTTGGTTCTTAGTTTCTCTTTCTCTACCACCATAAATTTTATGGCAGTAAGAACCAACGTCCCATCCATAGTCCGCAAAGTCCTTGTACATCTGTTCTACAAGAGATGTGGTTGGGACAATGATTAATGTATCCTTACCTTGCTCAACATAATACCTGACCACAGAATAAATCATCAAAGATTTACCTGATCCTGTTGGCGATACTATGAGTCTTCGATTGCACTTCAATGCATCATAGACGGCTTGAGTTTGATAATCTCTGGGTTTGTGTACAGAGATCTTTGTCATGTAATCTTTTACACCCTCATATGAAATCATCTGATTTAAATCTATCGGATGACCATAATATTTGTTAGATTCAAACTTATACTTATACCCATGATCATCACAAAATCTCAACAGTTTATCCAAGAGACCAATATAAATCTCTCCTGTTTGGATATTAAATAATCTTATTTTGCCATCCCACCATTTACTTCTATATTGGGGCATATACTTTGCCCCCTCAACATCAAAAGTAAATTGATCTGATAGTTCGTGTTTAATATATGTTTCTGTTTTTACTCTGAGATATACTTCATTCTTCTTTGAAATAATCAATTCAGACATATAATTAAGTTATCACCTAAAAATATTTAGTCTTCCAAATTGAACTGATCTTCTAAAATAATTCTATAAAAATTATCTCTCATAGTTATCAAGTTTATTTGTTCTTCTGGATCTCCACCAGACCATTTTTGGACTGCTTGTCGAAGACCTTCATGAATAAGCCTAACTCCTCTGATGTTTAATTCTATTTGATAGTATTCGTTATCCATTACATTCCTGCTTGAAATTTCATCCAATCAATTGCATTTTTGATGGCATAATTTCTATTAGATAAAGATTTGATAATTTCTTCCAAATAACGAAGCATTGTATCATAATAACGAATCTTTAAATCGGTTTTTGATACCTTCTCATCTGCATTCATATAACGATTTAAAGTTTCTTTTTCTCTGACTTTATATGGGAAGGGTTCCTTATCGTAAATTTCTGGATCAGCTTTACCTGTGTAGTAGTTGTATCTATCTAGGTACACTCTGTCATAGGTTTCTTTTGCTCTTTCTCGTAAAAGTAAAGTAGTATTATAAACTTCATAATATTTTGCATGAAGTTGTGAAGTCTTCAGAGATTCGCTAGCGAGATCATCACGATCAATCTCCGAATCACGGGTCCACATTTTCTGAATGTCATCAAGATTCATAAAGCCTTGCCAAGGATACTGGTCACTTCATACACAGTATACTTGAAAACCACCCTTGCTGTAAAGTACTCTTCCTGTTGGAGTTTGGTATCAAACTCTAGAGAAGTGAGACTTACGGGGAACATATCCTGAAATGTAATCTTAAAGTTTGGTTGGAAGTTACTGTTTAGAACAATTAGTGTTCCATCTGAGAATTGTTCTCTATAGTCTTCTAGACCATCAGAATCTGTTGTAAGTTTATCAAATTGTTCTGGTGATTTTGGGAATCCTAGCCCTGTTAACCAGTTGTGAACTGCCATATAGTTTTCAAAATTTTCATCCACAAGAAATGACATTTCAAAATCTGAATACTGGAGTTTCTCTCCAGGAACTTCTATGTCCTTCAAATATGTAGGTTGGATTGCAGTACCAAGAGAAATCTCTGGTATACTAGCAGTTTGACAGAAAAAATCAATCTTCCTATTCTTATCAATAACGAATTCAAAACCACTAGGAGTCAATAGATTCCTGTTCTGGATTTCGTTTCTTAATATGGAAGTCATTTTTATTTTTATTTAGATAAAAAAAGACCCCTTCAAGGGGTCTAGATTCTTATCTACATAAGCACTTCTCTACAGATTCGTTTACATGATGCTTGATGTGTATCGGTACATTCAATTAGACATTCGTAGTAATCGTTGATTTTTTCTAGTTCTGTGGAATCTTCAGATTGTGTCCATTCGTATAATTGATTTCTAGAGGCGAGATTGTTCATAGTTTTTACTTCTGTAAATGTGACTCATAATATAACTTGAGTTTGGGCTCATTGGGTCACCTCGTAATTCTAATACTATGTATACAAAAAGTGTTCATTTCAACATAAAAATTTATGCCTACAAATATATACCCATAAAAAAAGGACCCCGAAGGGTCCAAGTAGTTGTGTATCCTGATGGATCACATAAGGTTTTTGACGGAAACGCGACGGTAGTAGCGGTTGGTGCCAGACTTGATTGCACCAAGTGCGACATCAGTACCTTCAGCGAAGGGATTAGCGACCATGCCGTAGCGAGTCTTAAATCCGATCTTGGGCTGGAAGGTGTTCTCGCCAACTGCACGAACCATCTGAAGAGGAACGTATGGGCAGTAGAAGAGTCCTGCGTCATAAGGTGAAGAACCCTTATAACCAACAACGTAGTACTGAAGTGCAGCGTTGTTAGAGGCGAATGGGTCGATGAATACGCGATACTTACCGTTAATGGTACCAGCAAAGGTGTTGCCAGTGTCATCAACGTTGAGGTTAGCGTTAAGAGCAGGGGTGTAATCAAGTACACCAGCCATGGTTAGAGCAGAAGCAACATCAGCAGAAGTTAGGATGATGTTACCCTTTCCTCTACGAGTTCTTTGTGCGATCTGGTTGGCATCTCTTTCGATTTGGAAGAGGAGACCCTTGAACTTCTCAACACTCCAGCGACCGTTGGAGTCAACGTCTAGGTCAAACTGACCAGCCTGAGCGGTATTGAGTTGAGCACCAGCCTCAGCAGACTTATAGATGGTTCTGATGACTTCGCGGTTGATCTCGGAAAGAATCTCAGAAGAGAGAATGTTTGCAAGTTCAGCCTCGGCATTCAAACCATGAATTGCCTTAAGGTCTTGTGCAAGTTCCAAGGAGTACTCAGCCTTGAGTGCTCTGGATCTAGCGGTTACGGTGACCTTCTCGATTGAGAAAGCCATTTCGTTGAAGTCGTTTCCGCTTTCGCCTAGAGTCTCAGACTCGGTTACAGGGAAACCTTGTCCAACGCTATAGTCTCCAGGACCAGCGTTAGGATCAAGTACACCAGGGTTAGAACCACGCTGTAGGGTGGTACCGAAACCAACAGAACCAGCACTATCAGCGCCAGCAGTGTAGTCACCCTGACTGGAATCATAACCTTCGCGCTGGGCAGAGAATGCAGAATCGGGCTCATTGAAGAATGCCTCGGTTCCACCCATGTTCTCATAACGTGAGCGCATGGCGAAGATTAGACCAGTAGGTCCGTTCATGGGCTGCACACCAGCAAGGTCATAAGCGACCAAGTTGGGCATGGAGCGACGGATTAGACTGATTAGAACGGGGTCGAAACCAGCAGTAGGAGTGCCGCTATCAGAAGCAGCAGTACCACTGAATCCGCCACCGCCACCAGTAGACATAGAAGTGGTGGGTGCTTCCTGTAGGTCGAAGCCGCCTTCAAAGGCACGCTGTTCGCCTAGGAAACGCTCTTGGTTCTCTAGAAGTTGAGCGGTTACTGCACGTCTGTGAGTATCCTTGATAGTGTCAACACCTTCATAGTCTAGAAGAGGTGCCCACTTCTCTAGGAGTTGGGGATTGTTGTACATTTTTTTTCTTTGAGTTTAAGGTTTAATAAAAGATAATAGTGTTAACTTCACTTAATTCTAGAAAGTGTTTCTAGATAACGAGACATTGAATTGGTTACGTCGCGGCCGCTATCAACACCCTCAGAAAGAGTTTCAGAAGTCTCAGACTTCATCTCAGCGGGGAAATAAGACTCCCTTAGAGTCGTTAACTTTTCACGGTAAGATTCTTCACCCTCAAACTCAACACCTTCTACTAGAGAAGCGAGCTTATCTTTCTGAGTAAGTGCTAGACCTTCAGAAACTTGGCCGAAGATACCTTCAGCAGTGGTTTCTCCAAGTCTGCGATTCAGATTGATATTTCTTTCGATTTGCTCGTTGAGCTTGACCTCCATGTCATCAAGTTTATTTACCATATTTTCTACAACATCATACTTATCTTCAGGGATAGAAACATAATGATTTTCAAAAAGACCCTTCATACCTTGTAGGAAGGATTCTGTCATTTCAGTTTTCAGACCATGTTCGATCTGAAGTGCGTTTTCTTCGATCCATTCTTGAGCAACGTACTCAAGATATGCATCAACACGCTCAGTAAGTGCAGACTTAAGTTCTTCTAGTTCTTCAACTAGAGATGCTTGTGCCTGCTCTTCGATCTGTGCTTTAGCTTCTGTAACTCTTGCGGTTACAGCAGCTTCAAAAACAGTCTTTGCTTTTTCTTGGAACTCTTCGGAGAGTTCTTCTCCAGCAAACAAAGCAGCAACATCTTCTTCGACATTGATTTCTGGTAGTTGATCTTCAGTAACAGGTGTTTCTGCTTCTGCAACCACTGGTTCTTCAACCTCAGTTTCTTCAGCTTTCGCCTTAGGTTGAGGTGCTTTTGCCATAATTGCTGCTGGATCTTTTAGTTTTGCGGAATCGTCAGTTGAGCGATAGTTCTCGGGGGTAGGACCACCAAGATCATCTACTTTACCAGCAAGGGATGTGTCCATACCCTGACTAGCTGCAGCGCCCTTTTTCACGACGTTATCCATTTCTTGTAAATCTGAGGACATTTTTTGAACTCTCCGAATAAGATATTAAGTGGAAAATCTATACTTATTTATAAATTATAGATTTGATAGGAAGTTTGAGAATAAGTTTAACTTATTTTCTTCTAGTTTTTTCTGATCAACCAGAGTATTAATTTGCTTATATGTTTTTTCTGCAAATCTTTCGCGGAGAATTCCTCCATCCCAGACCCAATCTTTACCTTCCATAATACCATCCACAAAAGCATCAGGTGCTGAAGGATCGGCAACAATATCGGCAGCAGTAGCTAGATTGAAATCATCATTTACCATGTTGTAACCCTCTCTTGTAGGAGATAAGGTTCCGACTCCACGAGAAGAAACTCCAAGTTTGACACCATCGTTTAGAAGAGATTCGGCAATTTTTCCCATTGGGGTGGAAAGGATTTTTGCCTTTCCGATAAAATTATCACCTTCTCTATGAAGTGATACGATTTTATGAGAAACTCTATCTAGGTTAATGGAAGGTCCATCAGGGTGTCCCAACTCACCTAGAGCACGACCTTTAGCAACAAAATTTTCATTATAACGCTTCACTTCTCTCTCAAGAAGATTGCCGCTATAATATCTTCTGTTTCTATTGGGCATATTACTCTGAAGGAAAACTCCTTCAATATAGAGATGCTTTTTACCGTTGCGTTGCTCAACGATAATCTCTACTTGTTCGATTTCTTCTCTAATCAGTTTCATTTTTTTTACGCGGTAAATCCTACTTTGGTTACTTTTACATCAGCAGATCCAGCTAAGATCATATCTTTATGCTTTTTCTCAACATATTCTACAGTTCCAGTTGGCATAGTCATAGAACCAATGCCTTGATAATTTTCATCAAGAATGGTAATTAACTGGGCACCTGCATTACTGTTATATAAACGTACCACGGTAGCAGATTCAATACTAGAAGCAGCTCCAACACTAGTGGGGCAATTTTCCTGTGGTCCAAGGACAAGTGATCTTGCCATTATTCTTCTCCAGAATCTTCAATGGGTGCAGTTTCATTACCAAATAGTGATGCTGCAGCCACTGGACGAAGGGAGTCAATTTTTTCTGCAGATTTGCCGTAAAGAGCATCTTTGATAGCATCACTTACTTGTGAACTACCAGAGTCATTAAAAATCAAGTCAATAATATCTTCCATGTTAAATTGTAAACGACTAACTAGAAACTATTTATTACTTTACTTTTCTGGTGCTTCTGTGGCAGACCCATCAATTTCTGGATCTTGTATAGCAGCTGATGCTATATTTTTTGGAGAATCTAATGGAATTCCAGATGCTGGATCAATTGGTGCATTTGGATCTGGAAGAATGCCTTTACTAATTTCATCGTCAATTTGACTATCAATATCAATAATTTCTTCATCGGTTTGACGAAGTACCTTTCTACGTAAATATTCTACAGAATAATATTTGCCAAGATAAGGTTCTGCTTGAGCGCATATAGCAAGTCTGCCCTCCAACAATTCTTTTTCTTTTAGCTCTGCAAAATGATTATCGTAGATATAGTCAAACTGAATATGCTCTGCAAGTTTTGTCCAGTCTTCTGGTGTGCAAATATTTTTTAGAAGACATTGAGTTTTCAACATGTCAATAAACATGTTACCAAAACGCTTTCTTAAACGACCAACAAACTTTGAAAACTTAAGTTCATCTCTAAGAATTTCACTGGAGCGACCTAGATTGAAACCACCTTCAGCAGCAATTCTAGACTCGGGAACAGATAATGATCTGTATAGTTTTTTCTGAAAATATGCAACATCACTTAGTTCTCCAAGGTTTTGTCCACCAGGAAGTGTTGTAATTTCTGTACCGCGACCGCCTTCACGTCTAGGAAGCCAGAAATCTTCAAGCATACTCATATGCTTACGATCGTCTCTAACTTCGCCAGTAGATGCATCATAAACAAGTTTATTGCGATAGCGATTCATCACATCGCGAAGATATTGTTCCGCTTTTATTTTAGGAAGATTGCCAACATCAATATAAAAAATACGACGCTCAGGAGCTCTTGATAATCTATAGATTACGAGGGAATCTTCAATCATTCTAAGTTGATTGAGAGACTTAATTGCTTTGTGTAGATATGATAGAACTACACCTTTATTTCTATCTACAAGACCAGAAGTACAATATGTAATAGAATCTTTTGAAAACTTAACTCCTTTAGATCCAGAATATTTGTGACTTCCACCACCAGCATAAGTTGGTTTGGGAATATACATAAAATATTCTTCAATCTCAGGGAAGACTGCTCTCTCTTGTGCCCTACTGTTTAATTCTAGAACCTGAGCTGCTTTGTCTTTCTTTTTTTCTTCCCTGACAAAACGCATTTTGAGGGGATCAATATATCTTAGTTCCTTAATCCCCTCATGAGGATTTTTAACGTCAATTACTTTATGATAATAAAGTCTTCCATCAACATACCAATTTCTAAAAATTTCATGTGATTTTGCATCAAAGTTTAAAAGATCTTTGATGTTTTTAAATTCTTCCCTAATCCTCGTTTTAATGCCAGGACTAGCTGGCAAATTATCAAGATTGATAGTAACGGGGGTATCATTTAAATCACTAACAATTGCTTCATTTACAACATCTTCAATAGCACCATCCGCCTCTGGATGGAGTGCCATTTCACGATATCTTTTTACTAATTCAAATTCTGATTTATATACACCTTCTAGATCTAAATATTGCCCATAAAAATTACTGGCAATATAATGATCAACCCCGTCCTCATTATTTTGAGGAACGGGGGATACTATACCTTTAGATTTTTTCTCGTTATCATCAATAGAGAATCCAAAAAGTCTCGCCATGTTATAAAGAAACTACTGTAGTAACCTTATTTATCAAACAACGTCACCACCATTTCCTTGAGCTTCCCAATATTGAACTTGTAGTTCAACAGTAAACTCTTCCAAAGTATCGGAAGAATCGTAAGAAAGATCAATCTGAGAAATGTTAGTTGGGAAAACATCGAAGAAACGATACTTTCTTAGAACTTCACCTTCTCTATTCAATTGATAGACATATGCCTCAGCCTGATAGTCAGCAGGATTAGTTGCACCAGTTGCATTTGCAACATTGTTCATACTATTCATCCACTGCTCAAAGGCACCTCTTAGTGCAAAGTCGGTGTCATTTATAATTGTGATTGTCCAGGTGTCAAACGTTCTGTCACCAGCAATCTTTAAAAGACGACCACGGAAAGCAATATCAATTGGTGCAATGTTTGATGCTGGCAGCGCAGCTGCCTTTACCATAAATCTTGATTTTTCTAGAGTCGTAGAAGACGCTGGTGATGAAGTTGGGAATGCAAGGACGACTTCAAATAGATTAGGTCTTGCGCCACCTCCCGCAAGTTTATTTTTGAAGTCTGATATAGTCCTTAAAGCGGGAGGATTTACTTGATTTGTTGATGCCATTTTGGGTTAGACTCCTAAATTAAACGTTTCCGATGATTTCTTCAAAGGAAACACCCGTGCGGGTAGCGACAAAGGTGAGACCGACAAAGTTAATAGAGCGAGCAGGTTTGACAAAGATATCAGCAACAAACTCATTACGATCAATAACAGCAGCTGTGTTATTGGTCTCATCACAACGAACTACAAACTCTTCAACGCCACGATTAGACTGAACTTCACGTAGGAAAGGTTCAACCGCATTTACAAAGTTGCTTCTAGTGATTTCGTCGTTGAATTCAAAGAGTTGATCTCTAGCAACTGAGGAGATTGCTTTCTCTAGATAGAGGAACAATCTACGAACATTGATTCTGTCGAATGCAGAAGCCTTAGCAAGACCAGTCTTGTCACCGTATAGAATAATACCAGAACCAGGGATAAAGGTTACAGGGTTGATTCTATTGCTATATAGACGATCTCTCTGTGACTTAGATGGATTGTAAGGTAACTTGATTGCATTTAGAATTGCACCTCTTGTAGTTCCAGCAGGAGAGAACCAAGGGAATGCGTTAATATCAGTTCTAGCGCAAGTACCAGCAACGTCACCATTTAGGGGAACATATCGGAACTTATCAGAGAAGCGATCATAAGTGTACTTATAACCACTATCGAAGACTGCGAAAGAACTTGATGTGATTGAAGAAAAGTGACCAATTACATTATCTGTAATTGTCTCTGCGGATCTTACCACTGACTCAGTAGCATTGTCAGTGAAGATTGCACCCCTATAAGGTGAGATGAATGCAATAGAATCCTTTCTTCTTGATGCAATATCAATTGCTTTTAGAGCGACAGCCTGGGCAGCCTCTTTGGTATAGTTTCCAGATCCTTGTAGAATAAAGTCAATGGTGTATTCATCAGGATTTTCTAGAGTCTCATAACCAGCACTTAGGTTAGATACTGACGCAGATAAAGCACCAGTCGAATCAATACTGTCTTTACTATTATAATCCTTACCATCTGCTAAGGTGTAAGTACTGTTTCCATTTGCGGCAAATGCAATTCCTTTAGCAGCCTGGTCCCAGTCAACATCACTTTGCTTGACAAATCCGTTTCCTACTGCGCTACCAGTCTTGAAGTCGGTAACTACAGATCCATCAGGTTCTCCACCAGCAAAGATATATCCAGAACTTGACTTGATATATTCTCTCCAATAAGAGATGGATCCATTTGCAAACGATGCATCTGTTGCCTTAGAAAGGTTTAGATGCTTCTCTATAATTGATCCAGGATTTCCAGTGATGTCACCATCGTCATCGATAACAACAACGTGAACTTCATCAAATCTTGAGTCTCTTCCTTCTGCATATGCAGAAGTTCCAGGACGTGGTGCAAGTGAGTTCCAATTGATATTGTCGCCAGTTAGGACGATTTCCTGAGAATCAAACCAATCAGTAGGAGTGAGGCCTGTTGTTACAGTTAGAATACCAACACCACTATTGTTGATGATTTGAGTATTAACTGCATCCGTTGCACCAAATCTGTAGATTCCGTTTTCCTGATAATCTTTCTGAGTGATTACTCCAGCAGCAGAAACATGCTGTACAAACTTGACACTAATCTCACTGGATCCTACAGAGGTTACAACACCTTTGAAATATCCATCTAGAACTGAAGTGGATCCAGCTCCAGCGACTATTGTTCCATCAGCTACAGTTTGAGTAATACCAAATCCAACTGAAATTGCAGCGGTGGCAAGACCAGTAATTACTTGATCGGCATATCCATCAATAACTGCAACTTTGATTCCGTTGCCCCAAGTACCTGGGTTTCTTGCTGCTATGGTAACATTTTGAATGGTATTTTCATCATAACCTAGTTGGTTATAATGATCCAAACTCTTAATTTTTGGTGCTGTCGATCCAAGTCCAACGTATGCGTTTTTGAGTGAAGAATTATCTGCTCTAACTACGCGGAGTGAACCACCGTAAGATAGGAAAGATGATGCAACCATCCAGTGCTCATAATGCCTATCTGTGCTATATGACTTACCAAAATTTGCCAGTAGATCTGATTCATTCTCAACCAATGTTGGAACTTCTACTGGACCCTGGCTAAATGGTGCTACAACAGCAGCCACTTTATCGGAGGTAGGGTCAACTCTACCTAAAGTGAGGTCAACCTCCCTTACAACAATACCAGGAGATGCTAAATTGAGCGGCATCTTTCTCTCCTACGGGGTACAAAATTAATCTAAAGTTATTTATTGTTTAGAGTGTTTTGACTGGGGAAACACTAAGTGAACACTACCAATCTGGATATTTCCAGTGGTTACTAGTAGTTTTACGTCTTGATTTCGTTATTCTTCCTATTGTACAATCTTTACATTCATATGAATATGATGAAGGAATTTCCCCTCTATCTCTTCTTGTCAAATAAAACCCATCAATAAGATCTTTGGTTTTTCCACATATTCTACATTTTCTCTCTTTAAAAAGTAGGTGCTCTAAAGATACCTGCTCATCAAAGTCCATTATCTATAATCCCACATGTATGATTGATCACCATACTCATCTGTATGCCATCTATCACCATTACCATCTACAAAACTTTCACTATCAAGTCCATCTGAAATAAATCCAAATGGGGCCATGTCTTGCTCAATTTGATTTTTTTGTTCTTCATATATTCTCTTACGAACATCATTATCCGTCATTTCTTTAAAGTAATCTTGTGCAACTAACCAAGAAAAAATTACCAGGCACATTGCCAAGTCGTCATTACAACCTTCTTCAGCTTCAAATGATTGCCTCTTTTGCACAAAAGTCGTAAGTTCTGATATGATTTCATAATCACTAGTGACTAACTTATCATCTTCTATAAGTGTTTTCAAATTAGAGCAACCTAATTTTTTAACTGCGGATGTCATCCTGACACCAAGTTGAGATTTTTTCCCCGAAAATCCAGAACCAACAACCTGTCCAGCCCTACCTCTCATAGCACACATGAGCATATTCTCATACTCAAGATCAAAATATAAAATAGATCCCACCTGATCTCCAATATCATTAACCTCAATTAATACCCAGGTATTATTATATCCATCAGCAACTTGTTTAATAATGCTTGGGAAAAGCATTGGTTTTATCTCATTGTTTCTATATTTTGCTACTACTCTGTACGGAAACTCTGTAATATCAAAAACAATGAATGCTGAATAGTCATGCTCAATTCCTCTGGCAACGTCAACCGTCATCATATAATTATGATCCTTTATCGGATTTTCGTATATATCTAATCCTTTATTTCTTTTTATTGGATCATCATATACTAAATTTCTTAGTTTAGATACATCAATAAGAGTATCAACAGAGCCTAGAAATTCACACTCAAACTCAACCTTAAACTGGGATTCCGATGTGTTTGCGATAGTTTGGGATTTCCACTTAGAATTCCTTCCAGGAACCTCAGACCAATGAACTGCAGTTGGAATATATTCATTCTTCTTTCTTTCTGCATCATGCCACATACGGTAAAAATGATTCATACCGTGTGGGGTGGAGACGATAATTACTTTTGTATTTTTACCAGATGAGATAGTAGGATAAACAGAGGCAAAGAACGCATCAGCAATATGATTTGGGATGAAAGCGAACTCGTCAAGAAAGATGATATTATAGGACCCGCCACGGACAGCAGATGCAGATGTAGATGCGGCGATAATTTTAGATCCATTCTCCAACTCTAATGATTGTTTGTTCCAAGAAACAATACCCTGTTGCATCCACTTGGGTAAATTTTCATATGCAAGTTGCAATCTTCCAAGAAGATCTTTCGCAGTAGCTGCTTTGTTTGCTAGGATAGCAATATTGACATTATCATTAAAGACTGCATAATGTAATAGATACGAAACCACAGTAGTAGACTTACCAGTCTGACGTGGCATCTTACAGATGTTGAATCTATTCTTATGAAAGTTTTTTACAAGTTTCTCTTGAAACTTATACATTTTAAATGGTACAAGACCTTCATCTAGAGATACAATTTGAATATAATTTTTAGCAAAATATACGGGGTCTTCTTTGCACTTCAAAAATTCACGAATATCATCTTCACTAAATTCTATTTTCGTATTGGCTTTCTTTAGATTTGGATTACCAAGATAAATGCTTTCACTCATAATTAAAAAAAATTAGCCTTGATATACTACCGATGTTGCGTATACATCTGATGCAGAAGAATAGATCAAATCCGTCCTACTTTTATGTATGATAATTGGGTCATTACTAGACATATGCATACTTCCATATGTGATACCAGCACCTGTTCTTACTTCAACCATACGATCCGATGAATGACTGTGCTGGATCATTGCATATTCTGCACCAACACTACCGTATGTAGCTGATGCTGGAACTGTACTTCCAGAACCAGCATTTACTTGTACAGATTCTCCTAAAAGTTTTACTACTAACATATCAGCAATTCCAAGCTCTTAGGGACTTATTGATTCTGCTATCGGGATCTCTAGCAGTTTTGGCAGAAGTGAGTTTAGACTTCATACCTTTCATTCTTGCACAGAATGATGCTCTTCTCTTATTACCTTTCTTTTTAGAAGGTGCTTTCAAATCAGAACCAGGATTCTCTGCTTCATAAGACTTACGTCCTTTTTCATTGAGACCACCTTCTTTGTTCTTACCAGACTTCCTAGTCCATGCAGCAGACTTCTCTTCAATAGTCTCACCTTCAGGATCGAAAGATTCTCCCCGTGCTTTCTTTCGTGCTTTCTCTAATGCAGCATTTCTATTTCGGAATCCAGATGCTACACCCT